AAACCGAGATCGCCCGCCTCGACCAGCTCTCCCCGCACACCCGCCGCCGCCACGAAAGGGCCACCGCACGCCGGCCTGCACGCTGACCCCGACGTGGCGTTGCTCGTCGCCCCCTGCACCCGACACGCCGCCGGCTACGCCGTCACCCGCTGGCACTACAGCCGCAAGCTGCCCCGCGGCAAGCTCGCCACCTTCGGCGTGTGGGAGCACGGCCGGTTCATCGGCGCGATCATCTACGGACGCGGCGCGTCCCAAAACCTCGGCCGCCCCTACGGCCTGACCCAGACCGAGTGCGCCGAACTGGTGCGCGTCGCGCTCACCGACCACGCCGCACCGGTCACCCAGATGATCGCCGCGAGCCTCCGGCAACTGCGCACCGCCAACCCCGGCCTGCGGCTGATCATCTCATTCGCCGACACCACCCAGGGCCACCACGGCGGCATCTACCAGGCCGGCAACTGGATCCACACCGGAACCACCGACCCGCACACCGTCACGTATCTCGTCCACGGCCGCGAGGTCCACGGCCGCACCCTGCGGCACCTCGCCGTCAAGCGCTCACCGGGCGAGACCGCGGAGTCCTTCGTGCGCCGCACCATCGACCCGCACGTCCGCAAGATCACCACCCCGGCGCTCAAACACCGCTACCTCTACCCGCTGCACCGGGCCATGCGCCGCCGCGTCGCGCACCTCGCCAAGCCCTACCCGACCCGACAGGAGGTGCCGCCGAATGCCTGACCGGCCCCCGGTTCCGGGCTCGGCGGATGTGCTCACCAAGCCGGCGACGCACCACTACCGCGAACGGCACGGCGTGATCGTGATCTGCCGCGACGAAGCCCACCAACAGGCCGTCTACCACCAACTCCGCGAGCTGGGGATGCGTTGCCGGGTGGTGAGCGTCTGATGCGCGTCGTGATCCGCCACCACACCCCCGCTGTCGACAGCTACCGCGCCGCGCGGGTGAAATCACTGTTCAACGCCAACGACGAGCAGGCCACCCGGTTCGCGTTGGACGCCGATCTCGACATCGACGACACCGACTGGCGCATCGGCGTCGTGGTCGGCCCCTCCGGCAGCGGCAAGTCCAGCATCGGCCGCGCCCTGTGGGACGGTGCCGCGTTCTACTCCGGCGACAACTGGCCCGACGACAAGCCCATCATCGACGCCATCGCACCCGCCGGTGACTTCACCGCCGCCACCGCCGCACTCAGCGCCGCCGGACTCGGCGACGTCCCCGTCTGGCTGCGCCCCTACCGGGTGCTCTCCACCGGCCAGCGATTCCGCGCCGACCTCGCCCGCATCCTCGCCGAGCATCCCGCCCGGGTCGTGGTCGACGAGTTCACCAGCGTGGTCGACCGCCAGATCGCCCGCGTCGGCGCCGGCGCGTTCGCCAAGGCGTGGCGGCGCGGCACCGGCCAAGCCGTGTTGCTCACCTGCCACTACGACGTGCTCGACTGGCTGGAACCGGACTGGGTGTATGACACCGCGACCGGCACGTTCACCCGGGGGTCGGTTCAATTCCGGCGTCCAAGGATCGACGTGGAAATCCGGCTGGGCGGGTGGAACCTTTGGCCGCTCTTCAAGCCGCATCACTATCTAGACCTCCCGCGGATGATCGCCGCGCAGGTCTACGCCGCGTTCGTCGACGGCGAACCGGTCGCGCACCTCGGTGTATCCACCAAGAGCCTCACCAGCGGCCCCGCCCACGCCCGCACCGTCTCCGTCGAGGCACGCGGCAGCCGCCTGGTCGTCATGCCGGAATGGCAGGGCGCCGGACTCGGGCTGCGGTTCCTCAACCACGTCAGCGAGCTGCAACGCACCGGGCGCGGCGTGCTGCCCGGCCGGCGCATGACCACCCTGTTCCACACCTCGCACCCGAACCTGGCCGCCGCGCTGCGCCGCGACGACCGTTGGCGGCAACTGACCGCTTCCCTACACGGCGGCAAGACCGGCCAAACCCGGCGCACCAGCACGGACACCGACAAGGCCCTGACCCAGACCGGCTACGGCGGTCACTTCCGCGCGGTGCAGGGATTCCGCTACTACGGCGAGGGGTGATGCCCCATGCGGGTCTACCTCTCCGGACAGGGCGGGTTCACCGTCACCGTCGCTGAGGAACTGGTCGCCGCCGGGCACGAGATCGTCGGCGCCGCCAGCCCCGCCGTCCGCAAGGGCCGCGACGACACCGGCGACCCCCTGCACTGGGACCGGCTGCGGGCCTGGGCCTACCCCCGCCACGTGCCGTGGACCGAGGCGCGCGAACTGCGCGCCCACCACATCCCCGAGGGCACCGACGTGATCCTCGCCGCGCACTCTCATGCGTTCCTCGGCCGCGCCACTCGTGCCCGTGCCCGCGTCGCCGCGCTGGGCTACCACCCCAGCCTCCTGCCACTGCATCGCGGCCGGGACGCCGTGCGGTGGACCATCCGCGACGGGGACAAGGTCAGCGGCGGCTCGGTCTACCACCTCACCGACCACACCGACGCCGGACCGCTCGCCGCCCAGGAACACATCCTCGTCCCACCCGGTGCGACCGCCGAGAGCCTGTGGCGCGACCACCTCGCCCCGCTGGGTGTCGCGCTCATCCTGCGCGTGCTCGACGACCTCGCCGCCGGCCGCCGCGTGGAGGTCCCCCAGGACGAGGCCCGCGCCACCTGGGAACCCTCCTTCGACACCGCGCCGCTGTTCAAGCCCGAACTACCCGAACTCCCCGGGCCCGTACCGGTCGAGGCCGACCCTGCCGCGCTGCACCGGTGACCCGCACCGGAGGTGAACCGTGCCGCTGGCCGGACGCCCGCCCTCGGACAACCCGCGCAACCGCAACGCCAAGACCTACGAGTGGTCGCCGGTGCCGAACACGCCCTACGACGGGCCGTCACCGGATCTGCCGCCCAAGGGTGGCCGGCAGCGGTGGCACCGGGAAACCCTGGCATGGTGGCAGGCGGTCCGGCGGATGCCGCACTGCCGGTTGTGGACGGCCACCGACTGGCGGTTTGCCATCGAGACCGCCGTGCTGGTGGAGGAGTTCTGGCGCGGTGAGGTCGCCCGTGCCGCCGAGCTGCGGCTGCGCGCGGCCAAGCTCGGCCTGACCCATGAGGACCGGCTCAAGCTGCGCATCCGCTACACCCACCCGGCCGGTGATCCCGACGACCAGGTCGTGACCAAGACCCCGGCCGCCGTCGCGCGGCTGGACGCGCGACGGAAGAGGTTGGGCGGCGGTGCCTCGTGAACTGGTCCACGCCCCCGGCCACGACCGCCACCGCTCGCTGGGCTGGCTGGCCACCGCGTGGATCGAGCACTTCGGCGTCCACGGCCCCGGCGATGTCCAAGGCGAACCGGTCGAGCTGGACGACGAGTTCGCCGGGTTCCTCATCGACTCCTACGCCCTGGACGAGCACGGCCGGCGGTTGTACTCGCGTGCCGCGCTGGTCCGGCCGAAAGGCCGGGCGAAGTCGGAGCTGGCCGGGTTCGTCGGGCTGTTCGACGCGCTCGGCCCGTCGCGGTTCGCCGGGTGGGCGCGTGGCGGTGAGGTGTACCGGTGGCGCGAGTTCGTCTACCGGTACTCGCCCGGTGAGCCGATGGGCCGGCCGCTGGTCTACCCGTTCATCCGGTGCCTGGCGACGGAGGAAACGCAGACCGGCAACACCTACGACGTCATCCACTTCAACCTCGAACACGGGCCACTGGGCGAGGACCTGCCCGGCGATGCGGTCGGCCTGACCCGCATCCTGCTCCCCGACGGCGGCGAGATCGTCCCGTCCACGGCCAGCTCAGCGGCCAAGGACGGCGGGAAAGAGTCCCTGGCGATCTTCGACGAGCCGCACCTCTACATCACCCCGGAACTGCGGCGCATGTTCCGCACCATCGACCGCAACCTGCGCAAACGCCGCGACGCCGAACCATGGGCGCTGCTCACCTCGACCATGTACCAGCCCGGTGAGGACTCCGTCCTGGAGGCCGTCGACCGGCAGGCCCAGGCCATCCGGGAGGGCCGCACGCGGGCGTCCCGGCTGCTGTGGGACCACCGCGAAGCCCCGGCCGAGGTCGACCTCACCAACCTCGACGCCGTGGTCGCCGCGCTGCGCGAGGCATACGGACCGGCCGCCGCGTGGATGGACCTGCCCGGCATCGTGCGCGATGAGTTCTGGGACCTCACCAAGGACCCCTCGGAGGCGCGGCGGTACTTCTTCAACCAGCGCACCGCCGCCGTCACCGCCTGGTGCTCCGCCCCGGAATGGGACGGCTGCCACGCCCCGGACACCGCGCCGTTGACCGAGGGCGACGAAATCGTGCTGTTCTTCGATGGCTCCGCCGGGGACGACGCGACCGCCCTGGTCGCGGTCCGCGTCGAGGACGGACACGCACTGGTGGTCCACTGCCAGGAACGCCCACCCGGCCCAGACGGCAAGTCGTGGCGGGTGGACAAGGCCGCGGCCGACCTCGCGGTCCGGCAGGCGTTCGACCGGTTCGACGTACTCGGCTTCTTCGCCGATGTCCGCGAGTTCGAGTCCTACGTGGACGCATGGGCGCTGTAGTACCGGGACCGGTTGCTCATCGACGCCACCACCGGCAAGCACCGGCACCCCGTCGCGTTCGACATGCGCGTGCGCGTCGCCGAGTTCACCGCCGCCACCGAACGCACGCTCGCCGACATCCGACAGCGCACCCTCTCCCACGACGGGGACCTGCGGCTGCGCCGGCACGTGCTCAACGCCCGCCGCGCCCCCAACCGCTACGGCGTGTCCATCGCCAAGCAAAACCGCGACAGCCCCCACAAGATCGACGCCGCCGTGTGCGTGATCGGCGCACGAATGGCCCGCCGCCTGGTGCTGGCCTCCGAGAAATACCAGCGCCGCAAGCGCCACAACCGTCACGTCGTCGTCCTGCGCTAACACCCGAAGGAGGCGACGGCGTGGCCGACCTCGATGTCCTGCACACGCTGTGCCGTCGCCTCAACACCTCCACCGGGCGCATCCGGCGCATGGACACCTACTACGACGGGGCGCAGCGCCTCGCCGCACTCGGGCTCGGGCTCCCACCGGAGATGCGCCGCCTGCAGGTGGTCGTCAACTGGCCGCGCCTGGTCGTGGACAGCCTCGAGGAGCGCCTGGACATCGAAGGGTTCCGGCTTGCCGGCGCGGCCGACACCGATGAGCGGATGTGGTCATGGTGGCAGGCCAACAACCTCGACGAGGAAAGCAGCCTCGCCCACCTGGAGGCCCTGGTCACCGGGCGCGCGTACCTGACCGTTGGCCCCAACGAGGACAACCCCGACATGCCGGTGATCACCCCAGAGTCGGCACGGTCCATGGTCGCCGACATCGACCCGCGCACCCGCACCGTCCGCGCGGCCCTGCGCCTCTACACCTCCACCGGTGCGGAGCAAGGGGAGCTGTCGGCGACGCTGTACCTGCCTGAGCGGACGGTGTTCTACGAGCGTGGCTGGTCCGACTGGCAGGCGGTGGATGTCATCGACCACCAACTCGGCACCGTCCCGGTCATCCCGCTGATCAACCGGGCCAGGTTGGCCGACCGGGACGGCCGCTCGGAGATGGCCGACGTGATCGGCCTGACCGACGCCGCGTGCCGCACCCTGACCAACCTGCAAGGCGCGCAAGAACTCCTGGCGGTCCCCCAGCGATACGTGCTCGGCGCCTCCCGCGAGGACTTCGTCAACGAGGCCGGCGAACCGGTGCCCGCGTGGGAGGCATACATCGGGCGCATCCTCGCCCTGGGCAACGAGGACGCCAAAGTCGGCCAGTTCTCCTCGGCCGACTTGCGCAACTTCACCGAAGTCATCAACGCCTACGCCCGCATCGTCTCCGCGCTCTCCGGGCTTCCGCCGCACTTCCTCGGCCTGTCCACCGACAACCCCGCCAGCGCGGATGCGATCCGCAGCGCCGAGGCCCGCCTGGTCAAGCGCGCCGAACGACGCGCCCGCGCGTTCTCCGGCGCGTGGGAACAG